CTCGAACTCCTTGGCCTCGAACTGCGCTTGCTGCTCTTGCTTCTCGCGCTTGGCCTCGTCGGCCTGCTCAGCCATCGACATGATCTTCAGGCGCTCGGTGTCCATCGCAATCCGCGCCATCATCAGGTCGATGTTCCGCATCATGGCGTCGTGCTCAGCCTTGCGGGCAGCCTCGGCAGCCTTGCGGTCCTCGTCCTGCATCTTCAGCGCGCGGTCTTCCATCGCCTGCTGACGCTTGACCAGTTCGTCCTGGCGCTTCCGCTCGGCTTCCTCGGCCTGACGCATCGCATCCTGGTTGGCCTTCATGCCCTCGGCTTCCTGCGCCTTGGCAGCCTGCGCCAGCTTGGCATCACGCTCTGCCTTGCGGTCCTCGACATCCGCCATCTTCGCGGCCACGTCAGCTTCCAGCTTCTTGCCCTCAAGCTCAGCGGTCTTCATCATCGCTTCGGCTTCGGGATTAGGCGGAGGCGGCTGGCTCGCCTTCTCCGTCATGTTGTCCACGAACTCCTCGATGACCTGCTCCATCTCGCGGCCTGCCCTGAACGGGGCCAGCACGAACTTGAGCATGGCGCCCGACAATGGCGCGGCCTCCTTGGGAGCAGCCTGCATCAGCGGAGCCAGAGCACCCGACATCTGGGCAAAGGCCATTGCGAACTCTGAGCGGGCAGCCTTCTCCGCATTCTCGTCAGGCTGGATCGTTGAATCCGTCGCGATCTGGAGAATGTACGGCCTGATCCGCTCTGCCTTGAGCAGTTCGAAGACCTTCTCGACCGTGACGACTTCCGCAATCTCCTTCTGATGCTTCAGAACGATGGCCTGCTTGGCCTGCTCGATCTGCTGCGGATTGGGCGGCGGCTGGCCCTGAGCCATGCCCTGCTCAACCTGTTGAACAGCGGCCATGATCTCCTGCATCATCGCCTGTTGGTGCTGGGCGAGCACGTCAGCCTGCTTGGGCAAGTCCGTCTGGCTCAACGAAATCATCGTCTGCGGCGCGAAGTTCTCCGACATGATCTCGCCGGCAAGGTTCAGCACGCCATCGCACAGGCGAACCATCTCGGCCTGGCGGTCCTTGATGCGGATCGATCCGTACTGGCTCTTGAGCTGCTGCGCGCCTAGCGTCTCGCTGGCCTCGCTCTCGCCCCTCATGATGTCCGATATGCCGCTGATCTGATACACGTCGCTGATCAGTTCACGCCTCAAAGCGATGAGCTGCGTGATGGTCGCTGCCACCTTATCGACCGGCATCTCCCAGATGGCGTCCTGAAGTCTGCCGCCCGTCTGCATGGCAAGGTTGCCAAGGCCAGCCACAGGAACCCATGTCCTGCGGTTGTCCGTCTGTGCGATAGCTGCCTCAACCGCCTCGCCTACGCCCTCAGCGCCTGCCGGGTAGATCACCACGAGCCGCAGGGCTTCGGACAGCGATGAGATCCGCGCTGTCAGTTCGTTGATCTCTTCCAACTGGTCCTTGTAGAAACAGCCATCGGGAACCGGCACGAGGCTGTCATCCTCGACCGTCGCCAGCGCAGGACGCGGGCATGGGAAGAAGCCATCAAGGTCCAGGTGCGGCGCGTTGATGTCCAGCACCTGCTTTGAGTTCGGGTGGAGCCAGATGACCATGTCCTTGGTCTTGTTCCACATCTCCCAGACGCGGGCCTTCTTCTCCACATTGTACTCGGTCGCGGTGTCCTTGGCCTCCTCATAGGTGACATCATCACCCCAGGCTTCACCGAAACGCTTCTGGCCCTGTTCCTTCGTCAGCCACGTCCCACGGCAGACCCAGCCAACTTCGGACCAGATGCGCGCAGGCTCATGCAGGAAGTCCTTGCGATGCACCCATTCGTACCGGACGCACTCCTTGAGTTCCTCGCCCTTCTCGTATGTCTCGTAGCGCGCCCAGATGACGCCGCGACCGAACAGGGCGAGGTCATCACGGACACGCTTCATCGTCTCGTGGACGTGCTCGACGTCGAAGCTCGTGACCAGCGCACGCTCCAGCATCTCGGATGCCTTGCGCGGAACGGGCTTTCGATCCTTGAACCGCGGGACCACGACAGGCTGCGGAGCCCGGCTGTAGATCGAGGGCTTCACGACCTCCAAATTCGCATAAAACATTTGAAATTCGCGGTCTGTCCGCGACGATGCCAGGCGCTTGAGGTTGGCAAACTCCTTCGCGAGATTGTCGCACGTCGAGTGCCACTGCGTGAACGCCTTCTCTGCGTGCTCGATCATCTTGAGATACGGACCACTGTCGCGATCGAACTCGGGCTGAAGCTCCTCGCCGTCTCCCGTTGCCTCGCCCTCCTCTTCCGACATCACGTCCAGTCTTTCTTGTTTCCACGCACAGGCTCGGGTGCGCCGGGGAGGTAGACAGCGCCGACAGGCTGCGGCGTCTTGGTCGGGGCGACAATCTTGGGCGGGGCAATCCCGCAGTTCACTGCAAACTCGCCAAAGGCATCAGCGCCGTGGCTGTTCTCGTCATGGAGCGGCGCCCCATAGGTGCCGAGGTTCTCGTTCTTGCGCCTCGAATAGCGACGCAGGCGCTGGACACCCAGCATCACCCGCTTGGACTGGTGGAAGCGCACGATCGGCAGGAGCCTTCGCCCTGCGTTGATGCGTTCCTCTGGCCCCTGCGCCACGCCTACGTTGATCTGGGCTAACGGTACGCCCAATTCCATCACCGTCTGGACGCGAGACTTGGCCCCGCCTCCCCATTCCCTGTTTCTGATATCGTGAGGGAAATAGTGGCGGTGATACTTGTACGGCGAGGGCCGGCCCATCTCCATCATCTGGCTCAGACGCGCCATTGGATCTGGCGTGTATTCCGGCAGCGCTTCCCTGAAACAGTCATCAGCTCCGAAGCCGCTTGCCTCGTAATAGTCGATCACATGCACGTAAGGGTGGATGTGCTGCCAGAAGAAGATGGCCGTGTAGTCATCGACGCCGATGTCCCATGAGGTCATCACGGGATAGTTCGGGTCATGCGGGAAGAAGCCGATCCGGCCATCCTTCTCCGCTGCAAATATCTGGCGCGCGTAGTACTGCGCCTCGGTGATCTTCTCGTATCCACCGTTCCAGACATGTTCAGCCATGTCGGGGTCGTTTTCGAAGTCGGTGTTCTTCTCCTGCTTGAGAACGTCAGGGAACCACGGATTGTCAGACCAGTTGATCGGGATGATCACCGCATTCTTCGGCGGGCTCTGGCCCCTGAAGAACTCATCAACCGCGTCAGTCTCGTATCTCGGGTTCCAGGCGAACCACAGCTCTGAGCCGTCCTTACGAATGGTCGGTCGCAGGAGCCTGAGCGATCCAGCCGAAAGCGTCTGCGCTTCCTCCACCCACGCAATATCGAAGTCCTCAAGCGACTTGATGTTGTGGGCGTTGTAGTCTTGCATTCCACGGAAGATGATCAGCGAGCCGGCAGCCGGAGTTCCCTCTCGCCCCCTGATCTCTGTCGCCAGAACCTCGAATGCCCAGCCGAAGCCAAGCCGGTTGATCTTGTCCACGAGAAGCTGGCGAACCGAATCGCGGATCGTGACCTGCACCTCACGGATGCACACCACGCGGGTCTTCTTGGCGTAGCAGCGGATAATCACCTGCTCAGCGAAGAAGTGAGACTTTGCCCCGCCCCTTCCGCCGTATGCCGCCTTGTACCGGGCTGGCCTGATCAGCGGGAGAAGCGCTTCGGGCGCTTCAACGATGAGCTGCGACACCGCGAATAACGATCTCGTTCACGATCGCCCCGTTCTCTCCTGTGCCTTGGACCTGCAATGGCATTGCCTTGCCCAACAGGCTCAAAAACGCTGTCGGATTATCGTCTGCCTGCCTTTGCAGGTATCCGACCAGTCCAGCCTTGCCGCCTGCCTTTGCAGCAGCTTCCAGTACTGCATCCTTGAGCATCGCCGTTGTCTTGTTCGGAACACCCTTGGGGCGTCCAGGTCCCGCCTTGCCTTTGCCGATCGCCTGTTTGTCAGCCGTTTTTTTAACGGCTCGGCTTTCTCCGTCAGCCATAGTCGTTCCTTCTCTCTGGGTTTGAGCCAGTAGGGATGGGTTTACGTTAGGGAATGTCGCTTTGCAGCCTTAGCTGGTCATTGCCTGCAATTGTGCGTCAGTGAGCGCGGTGTTGAAGATGGCGACGGCCTGTATGTAGCCGTTGAGCTGCAATCCGAACGAAGGGTTCGCACCGAATATCAATCGGTTAGGCGTTGCGGGGACCG